TTACGACTTGACACGCGCAACCTCGACAGAGCAGGTAGCTGAATAGGTAGGGGTATGCCAGGTGCAACTGTGCGTCTTAAGCAACGCATTTGTTCCCTGAGCATCCCGTACTCACTCGCTTCCTGCCATCGAGGCTTCCGACCTACGGAGTATCTGTAGCGGTAGGTAAATTCGCCAGGTATCGGTTTAACCCGAACCCGGTAAATTTCCTCCGTGAAGATCCCGAAGGTTGAACTGACCAGGTATTTTCCAGGAGAGATTTGTCCTCCACATCGTTTGACGATTTGGACAAATTCCCTCTCGATAATAGCCGGCCAGGCGCCTGACAAGTCGTCTCCGCAGATGCGGGTCGGACTGGGAGAGAGGTTGGGTGTCTTCGCCAAGGCACTGCTTCTTGCACGATCCGACCAAAAGAGCAAGACGAGACATAGTAATGGCCAAGTCGACGGAAGTCCCATAAGGATTCCGCGCTCGGACAAGATTACTACTCTGTCGCTCTTACCGTCTAAACCTCTCTCGTAAACGAGCTTGTACTTGCCGTTTGCGTGAAGGAGAAGATCGGTCGTCTCCCCATCCTTATGAACTGCGCCTCGATGCAAACCCATGATCAAAGACTTAATTAGATCATGAGCAAGCAAATCGGACGCATTTCTAAGGTCTGAGGAGACCTGAGTCGTTCCCGCAGGAAGCTGTGATCGGAACATGGACTCAACAGCTTGTCTGTGAACCCCCTCGGGGACCACCGAGACTCTACCGTCGTGCTTCAAAGCCGACAGGAGTGCTGCGCGAGGTCTCTGGAGGGCGGTCACTAGAGCAGCGTGATGTGACGTTACGATACGGGCTTTCCATCCCCGTTCGCTAACCACATTCACTTCTGCCTCTAGTGGTTGGAACATTGCCAACTCACTGATGAAGCCGTTGAGCGCCATAGCCCGATAATCTGCCATTACCGTAGGGTACAGCAGATCTCCAGACGAAGGCAGCGAATCACCAATCAGCCCTTTCAGGGCCGCGCCAAGACCACCTTCCTTGCGGGATTTCTCCCAGCAAGAAGAACTCACAGAAGCTCGAAGAGGGGGTACCGCAGAAAAGTCTAGACAATTACGTCTAGCCCAATCTTCGGCCCACTTCTCGATCTCCTGCAGTTCTGTTGAAGGTGTGTGGAACGGTTCCGAGAGGACTGAATGATGATTCACCCTAGCCTCTGTTGCTACTCGCGCATCTCCATAGGGCAGAGCGCGGGCAACATAACTGAACTGAAGTGCACTCTCAGAATCAGTTAAGCTCAAAGCTCCGATCAGGCCACGCATTCTCGAACCAG